TTTTGGTTTCCTTCTAAGGGATAGCTTTCGCTAGGCTCTGGTGCGCCCAGATTGGCGGCCATTTCTGGCGGGGGTGACTCTTGCATCTCTTGCATATGCGGCATTTCCTGCATTTCATTCTCAGGCTCTGCCATCAATGGAGGCGAATTTAGTATTTGCATTAAGGTCTGCTCTACCAATGCTTGCACTTGGTCTGGCTGCATTGCAACGCCTGTAACTTTGAGGCGGTTTGTTTTAGCGTTGTATCGTTCAATCTCTAACTTGGCTTCTTCGCTTTCATGCTCTGATTCAAGTTTGTTGACGTGCGCATCAGCGTTCTCCAACGCCTTACCAACCGCTTGCAGTTGCTGCTCCATCTGGTCGATATGTTGTTTGACTTGTGGAGGAATATCTGCCTGTCCTTTTTCCTCATCTTTGAGGTTAGGCGGCAATGCTTTTTCTAGTCGTTTTGCTAGGTCTTCGGCTAGCGGGAAGTCGTAGCTGCGCATGATAATGTCGCCAGCTATTTGCATCAGTTGCGGGTTACCCTTGGCAAGCTGTGTAAGTGCTTCGGCTGATTCTTGGCGCTGTGTTTGATAGCTTGGCCCTGTGTCGATAGATATGTCGTAACGACCGACTAACGGATTAAAGATTCCTTGTATCTCAGGATGGTCTGTATCTTGGTGTGCTTGAGCTAATTCAGGGTCAAGTACAGCGCTCTTATTCTTACCGTCTAAGCCCAAAATCATGACGATTTGCTTAGTGTCATAAACCTTTTTAATCAGGTCAATGATGACTGTTGCTTCATATTTGAGTGCACGGGCTAAGTTGTCAGGAAAGTGAAACGTTGCAATCTCGCCTTGAGCTTTTAGTCGCTGGATACCAATGCCACTAGATGCCTCAGACTTCACGCCAAAGTTTGCCGCTGATTGCCCGCTACTCGCCCGCATCTGCTCGGTGCTCATTTGCAGCATTTGAACCTGTGCTGTTGCAATTGATGCAGGGGCTACACGTTCGGGCTTAGGTATTGGCTGACCGTCTTCAGTCAGTGAGTTGTAAGGCAAATAGGCCGATGCATCTACGTTAGCCGCACCCCATTCGTTTTCAAAGCCTTCAATAGCTTCCTTAGCTGCTAGATATGGCGCTTTGTTTTGTAGGGCGTTAGATTCCACAGCGCTTGAGTAGCTGTAGTTAACCATGCGTGCGCTGTCTTTCAGGTCACGCACCACGCCTTTACGGATAATCTCGCCATTGATGTTTAGCTCTTTGCCGACTACCGTGATAATAGGCAAGTACGCACCTACCCATTCTTTTTTATCAATGGGTTCATCCTGCCCACCCAACAGTTTGCACCAGTACCACTTTTTTGTCGTGATATCGCGTTTGTTGTTAACTACGTGCATGTTGCCATCAGGCGCGACGATGAACCCACCCTTTTCGCTTACGCCTTCGGGTAGTTTGGACTTGGTGACTGTAGAGCCGTCTTCTAATGCGTAGAGCGTGTCTTTAACATCCTCACACCAAAAGTACTCAGCGCGGCGGATTGTGTCTTTACCTATCCAACCCGTAGAGTCAGAGCCCCCCCATGATGACGCATCAATATTAGGGTGGTCTAGCTTTGCCTGCTCGTGACTAATGTCTTCAAAGATAAAGCCCCATTTAGCATCGCTTCTATCGGGTTCAATGGCGTTATGGTCAACGTAAACTAACTGAGGGTTGACCAATGGCTTAATCACAACCGTTTGGTTGAATGATTCGTCAGATTCGTACTCAGTCAATACGCGCCAAAAGCCTTCACCACCGTATACAGCATGTTCAGCAGCTATGTCGTGGGCTGTGTCGGCGTTAGAGTAGCTTTGAATCGCTCTAAGCATACCGCCAAGCACTTCGGCGGTCTTTATGTCAGCATCGCCGTCTCTAGGCAATATCTTTGCACTTGGACGGTTTTGGCGAATGTTGTTGATAATCTGGTTGCAGTGCTGTGCAGTGATGTTGATAGTCAGGCACGGCTTATTGACACGCGAAGCAATAGCAAGTTCTGGCCATTGCCAGTTGTTATCGCTGTCACCCATCACAAACTTGGTGTCTTCAATCGCTTGTTGACGAATAGGCGAATAGAAGGCCTTAGCCTTCTCAAACCTTTTGCGTGCGATTTCAACGATGTTGTCAGCCATTTAAAGAAACCCCGTGTTCGGTTGCATATGTTTTTAGTCTGTCGCGCATATCCATACCCACTGCGATACCAGCGATAAGCCAGCCAGTAGCAGGGTCGTCTGGATTACCTACATCAAACGGGTCGACATAGTTTTCATCCCATGCTCTCGCTGGAATCATGGATTTGTATTTCATGCAAACACCTTGCTTTTTCTTGGCACTTGCAAGCTCAGCATCCATTTTTTGACTAGCACCATCCACGATTAGCCAGTTTAAAACAGCTATTTTCAAGCTGCCGTTATCCATTTACAGCCTTATCAGTTGCTTGTGCTATTGGTTTCATGTTGACCTTAAATATTTGCGGCATACGAGCCATCAGAATTGGTTTTTGCTGAATAGTCACAAACCCGAATCGCGCATACCAGCGGGTTAGCTCGGCCTTGCACATCAATGCAAGTACCGTTTTGCTTTCATCAGCAGCATCAGTGATTTTTTTGATTAACTCAGTTGCGCAACCTTGCTTACGAAAGGCTGGCTCGGTGAATACGTTGCTTATCTCTAATACACCAGCGGGTAATGTGTCGCTAGCCTTTACGGTAGCTTTTGCGTGTTCGTTCTTAATCAACCCATCCATGCGTTAGTACCTCTAAATTGTGTAGGTTTGTAGGGTTGCACTTCTTTAACTTTCTTAGCACGTCTAGCGCCTTCACACGCATATCTAAGCGCGTCAATCAAGTGGTTGTCTTTGTCCGACAGTATTGGCAACACCTTGCTATCGTCTAGCGGGTCGGTCTTATAGCTGTACAAGGTTAGTTCGTCAATCACATGCTTACACCTTGGATGCACCACAATGTCAAACGACTTTAAAAACTCTACACCTTCCTCTAAGCTCTTTGCGCCTTTAATCGCGCTTCTAATTTTAGGAAAGCCGTTCTTTTGCATATGGCTTATCGTCTCAGGCCGCGCACTATCAGCGGTTATAGGCCACTTCTCAGACTCAGGCACTGACATAAACAACTCAGGCAGGTTGACGATTTCACAGCCTACCGCATAAGCCTCATAGTCAACATACAAGCGATTACTTTCAATATCACACCTTACTAATGTGCTTGGGTCTGTAGCAAAGCCCCAGTCAGCGCCTAATCTATGAATCGTGCCAGCTGGACGTTCAAACTCTTCTATTTTCCAGTTATTAAATACTCTAGCATGGCTATTCTGTTGATAACGGCCTAGCCAGATATGCGCGTATTTGTCAGGGTCACGACGTTTGTCGTATTCCATCTCTTCTAGCAATTCTTGCGGCATCCAAGGGTTATCAAGGTAGTTAGCCTCAATCACAATAGAGCTTGGCGGCGGGTTGTCGCCACGTAGCAACATGTCTACTGGGTCTGTCGCTTTGTTTGGATTCCAGCTAAACCACAACTCACTATTAGGAGCGCGGATTGTCGGCCTTAGCAAATCCAAACTTCGTTGACTGGCACTTTGCGCCTCTTCAAACCAAGCTATTTTAAAACCCTCTAGCGACTTTATTGAATCACTTGTATGGTCTTGCATACCCTGAAAGATTGTCACACCACCTAAATGGCTTTTAATCTGTTCGTTCTGTATTTCAAAGTAAGCCCCAGCGTTCATGCTGCTGATTTTCGACTCCAGCAGCTTCTTAACTGAAAACTTCAAACTCTTTTGAACTTCGCGCAAACATACGGCATCACACCGTTCACGCATTTGCAACTCTATTAGGTTTTCAGCAAATACATGCGACTTACCTGAACCGCGCCCGCCATGAATGCCTTTGTACCTACTAGGCTGCAATAGCGGCTCAAATACCTGAGCCGTCTCAATTCTTAGGACGGACAATTACTCGCTCGATAGTTGTAATCATCTTTAGCGGGTTTTCAGCATCACCTGCTATCGTCATAGGTAGGACTTTACCAATCAGGCTTAGGAAAGCCCCAGCCGTCTTTGGGTCGTTTGCCCTTGCCTCTAAGTAATCTACACCACCTGACTTATCCAAGGCTTGCAGAATCATGTCTTTAAGCTGTGCCGTTGTTTTATTCGGCATACCCTTGGGACGACCTGGCCCCTTTTCTTTACCTTTTTTAAATTGTGTATCAGACATCTTACCCACCTTTCGGCGACACTGGATACGCCAGTTCGTTGTAAAAAAGCAACTGCGAAGCTGCAAAAAGAAAAGCCACCATATAGGCAGCTTTGATTTGTATAGACGCGTTTAACGTCTCCGATTACCGAGCATACTCGCTTTTTATAAAATGTCAATACATTTATGCTTTTTTCTCATACAACCCCAACTGTTTTAAGTTTACCCCTAAGCATATTTAGCGCTTCATTAATTATTTTTACCCGTTCTATTTGCTTTTCAGGTAGTCTTGGGCTTGTAAATACGTCTGAGGTGGCTAGATTACGGGCTTTAACTAATATTGCAGACCTGTATGGCTCTATCATGCCTCCTTGACCTTTAGCGTCTCCTAGAACGGCAAAATCAATAGCTTTCATCGAGGCATTGTCAATTAAGCTGTCGTCAATCTCTGCGGTTGTGTCCCAATGGCGCGGGCTTTTAGCTGCTTTAAACATTGCACATGCCCCGATTGTTTGAGGCTTGTACCCTGCGCTCCAATTGTGCCAGTCTGCTAATAATTGGTTGATTTTAGTCATTTTCAGTTAGTTTGCCCATATTTATTACCGCAATTATCCACCCAAAACGGTGCAATGTAGACCAATGGCGTGTTGTCTCGGATACATGCTGGCGTTGGATTTGGCTCGGTTACTGGGATACGGTTAGGCGGCAATTGTGCGGGGCTTGGCGCTGTGCAAATACCTTGAACCAACGTTTTGTTACCCGTACAAACTGGAGGATATGCGCGGCATGGAATAAATGTTTCAAAGTTGCAAGTTTCATTAACTGGGATAACGTCAGTTACTGGCGTTGGTTCGGCGCATGGGATGTATGTTGTTAAATTGCAACCAGTTTGCGGCGGTGTTGCTGGCTCTGGGATTGATACTGGAGGCGTGGCAATCTGTGCAGGCTGCGAAATAGCCACTACAGTTTGGTCAACGTCGCTTTTTACCGTTGCTTCGATTTGACCACTGCCACATGCTGCGAGTAATGTGGCTAAGATGATTGTGATTAGTGTTTTCATAAATTGTACATTAATTTGTAAATTCTTGAACTTGCACTTCAGACCATTCATTTACATTTAGCCTACTACCATCAGCAAACATTAGCTCAACCAATTCAGATTTTTCAAACAATTTAGATACGCATTCACAATGCGCTGATTGCGCAGATTTACGCCCTAAAATTTCATAGTTTTCTGCTTTTGTCATCATTTTCTCCTGTTGTTGCCTTGCGGTATTGCTTGGCATGGCTCTATTGTCTAACA